TCAACAAGTAACTTTTTGAGAAAATCTCTTTCTTATTTCTTTGATTATAAACTCCAAAGTCTTATTTTCAACAGGTTTAAGAATTTTGTTTGTTTTTAGATTTTCTATTTCTACAATATTTTTTCTTATGTCAATAAATGTAACTTTCATGTTATAATCTTCTCCAAAAATTCTGATTAAATTTTTTTGACTATCCCAACTATAATCATTATTACTTAAGAATAAGAATACATTTTCAAATGAAGGAAAGTATTTTCTGTTTTTTAATGCCCAATCCAAAGGGTAGTCTTTGCAATTTGCTTCAAAATCAAAATCAATAGAGTTAATTAAGGTATCGTTATTGGATTCTTTGATAAAAGTATCAGATTCTTGTAACTTTTTAAATATTTTTAAACATGTTTTTGCATCCTCTAAGGAATTATGATGATTAAATTCTATATCATATTTTTTTGCAAGAGTAGATAGTTTATAGTTTTCTAAACCAGGTAATAAATCCTTCGCTAACTTTAAAGTATCATAAGACATTTTATTAAATTTTTCAGCAAATTTAGGTATTTCCATATTATATCTTTCGCATTCTTGTCTTATACAAGCTAATTCCATGCTTCTTAGATTGTGTGCTATCACTAGTGTAGATGGAGTTATATATTCTTCAACAATACTCCAAGCTTCGTCCCATTTAGGAGAGTTAGAAACATCTTCTGGAGTAATACCATGTATTTTAATATTGGTCTTTGAAAATTCTGAATTAGGGTTAACTAAGATTTCTTTTTCTATCAAAATCTCATTATCTTCTTCAACTACAAAACCAATACTACAAACAGAACATCTTTTTGAATTTGCAGTTTCAAAATCTATAGATAAGATTCTAGTATGGTTTTTGCTGTCTATTTCGGCTATAGAAAGGTTTTCTTCTAAAAAGATATAGTTTTCTGTTTTATGTTCTAAACTATATTCACTCATGCTGTATTCTAAATTGAAAAAGTTATCATTGTTGTAAAATTTAATTCTATCATAAATATTTACAAAATGTTTTGTCATTACTTCATTTTTAGTTAAATTTGTATTCATGGCTTTATTAAAACCTTTTGTTATTGCAGTATGTAATACGTTTTTTGGAATATTCATTTTAGCGTTAGAAAGCGTGAGAATTACTCCTTTTCTTGCTCCAGTAGATAAATGTACAATTAACATATTATTTTACCTCGACTTTATTATATATTTTGTTTACAGATAGTAACATATATATTTTACTTTTTTCATACTATACATGTCAAATACAAACAAAATATTATAGAAAAGGAATAGTGATATGTAAAAAAATAAGTACATTTTTCTTAAATTTCAAGCATTTTTTTAATTTATGAAGAAAAAAATACATTATAACATAAAAAACAAATGCATATCAATATACATTTGTTTTTGTTATAGTTTATTTATCATTTTGTTTTACTTTTACCACAGTTCCATTCACCATAATAGAAAATAATTTTCCTATTTCCATGTAATCTATGTCTATACCGATTACTGCATTTCCTCCAATAGAAACTGCCTTTTTCTTTAATAAATTAAATGCTTCTGTCCTTCCTTGATTCAATTTTTTTTCAAAAGGAAAAGACCTATCACCTAAAAAAACTGTTAAACTAGCAGTTGTATCAGCGTAAAATCCAGCACCAACAACGACCTCAACTGCTTCAACTGTTATGTATTTTTCAATTGTATATCCATCTAAAAATGGAGTTGTAGAAATCAAAACTAATTCTGGATTAGATTTTAAAGAATTGAGTTCTTTTTCTTTGTTATATTCTTCTATAGATTCTTTTGCTTTAATTTTTAATATATCTTTGCATAACTCACACAAATCTTGTTCTGAGTTTTCTGGAAGTTGTTTACCACATTTTCTACATTTATTATTTAAAAAAAGTTCATCTTTCTCTACAATATTATTTTCATCCTTGATAATTAAATGGCTTGGTTTCATAGAAGAAGCTAAACTTTTTGCATAGTCAATAACCATTTCTTTATCTGTAGAGCTATAAATTGAATATGTATTATTTTCATCTATAAATTCTTTTAAATCCCAATTATTTAAATTATTTAGAACTACAATATATTCAGTCATAATATAAAATCCTCCTAAAAAGTATGTTAATAAAATTATAGCATTATAATGTATTATATAAATAGAGAATTTATATGAGTATGAGAAGCTTTTATAAATAATTATTGAAAAATTACTCATTTAGCTAAGTATCTTTCTTTCTGTGCTTTATGTAATTTTTAATAAAAACATTAAACTGTTTTATAACTAAATTCTCTAAACCAGTAACACTATTTTTTTCTTTTTTTAAGGAAACACTTTTCTTAAGAGCAATATCTTCGTCAACTCCACAAAAATACATAATCTCATAAATTTCCAAAATTTTGCAATGGAGTAATACTACATTAGGACATAAGATATGTTTTGTAAAAGCTTCTGCTTCTACTTCAAACAATTTGTTATTTTTAGAATGAAGTTTTAAGACATTAGTTTTAGTTGCATGCCCTAAGAAAATATGTGCTAATTCGTGAATAAGTGTCCAACGTATAGAGTGGAAGGGATAATACGTATTGTAACAGATTACAAAAGTATTATCTCTTTTACTCCAAAAAACAAAACCTTGCTTGTCATATTTTTCGATAATAAAGTTAATATCTTTTTTTATTAGTTTCGCAAATTCTTTGTAGGAATAAACTTTCAAATTATTGTTACTAATAATTTGAAATGGACAAATAGGGTAATATCGTAATTTTTTCTCTCAAAATGAACTCGTAAGCTATTTGTCGTAAAAATTTATGCATTATTTATCTTTAATTTACCTTTCTAAAGTGTCATCTAAATTGTCATATAAATTTATTGCTTCTTCTATATTTTTAGTATTGCCATTTCGAGCAGCTGATTGTTTGGCATTTTCTTCGATATATTCACTTCTATAGTCTTGATACAATTCATCATCTTCTAATATTGTATCAACAAGTGAGTATACATATTTTTTAATTGCTTTTCTTTGTTCTCCAGAGAGCTTTAAATAACTTTCAAGTATTTTTACATCTAAATTATCAAGATTATATTTATTAGATAGTTCTGAAATTATTGTATTATCATTTTCTATAAAAATATCACCAATTCCATGTCTTAGCCATTTTTCATTTACATTATACTTTTCACATATTAAAGAAAAGTTTCTATCAGTAAGATTTCGTACACCTGTCTCTATTTGACCAACTGTAGCTTGCTTTAAACCTATTTTACTACCAAAATCTGATTGATTTAAATTAAGATATTTTCTGAGTTCTCTAACTCTTGTATTTGGATTCATTTTATCACCTCTAAAATAATAATAACATAGTAAATACTGCAAAACAATATTTTTAAATTAAAAAGTATTGACTTAATACTGCTAAGCGATTATTATAATATTACAAAGAAGTATAAAAAGGAGTGTCGAATATGAATAAAGTTATTGAAAATAAAACTCAAAAACTAATTGAAACAAAAGGAAGCTTAGCAAATGAATTTCTTAGCAAAAAAATTGATAGTGATGATTTAATGAAAGAAATTGTAAAAATGCCATACGAAGAAAGAGTAAAAATGTTTTACATAATAAAAGGTGCAAATATTACAAATGGTTCAGATTTATCAATCATGTAATGAAAATAAAGAATTGAGGTGAAACAATTGTTTATATTAAAAGGTAAAGACTTTGAAAAAGTAACAGAGAAACTAAATGTATCTTATTGGATTGTAACTGACGAAGAAACGGAAGGAGAGTTGGTATATGACTCTCTAGGTGCAGAAGAGTTTTGTTTTAGATTGTATGAAGATTATGAAGTTGAAGATTTAAGGGTAGCAAATAGAGTAGAATCACATGATAATTCATTATTTGATATAGAAAAAAAGTATGTTGTGAATGATGAACTAGTTATAGTTATTTCTTGTGATTTGACAAAAGAAGAGTATTTTTATGAATGTGAATTACAAGAAGATAAAAAGAAAAGAAAAAATATAAAATGGAATGAAAATAAAAAGGATAACTATAGAGGTAATTTTACTAAAAAAAGTTTTAAATTTAATAACAGCGATAAAACATTCTATCTTGATACAATAGTTTCTTATAAGAGTTTAAAACAGTATTTAAAAGAAATATCTGAACTTGTAGGAGCTAATGAGATAACAATACTAAATGAAATACCAAAAGACGCAATAAGTATTAATTTTCACTATGATAATGATGGAAAACTTATTTTAAAATTTAAAAGAGAAATTGATGTTGAAGAAGGTTGTAAAAGAGAGTTTGGATATTATGATAAAAGCGTCTTATTCAATAAACAAAAATAGAATGGGGGGATATAAATGTTAAAACTATACAATTTATCAACAGAACTTAAAATATTAGAATTAGAGAAATATGGATTTTACAGAATTAATAATGAAAGTTTTACAGGGATGGAAAAAGAAAATAAAAATGTCAAAGAGTGGTTTACAAAATGGTCTATAAATGTAGAAGAAATCGTATTAGCAAAAAAAAATAATGTCACTCAAGGGACAATCTATTTTTCGAGTAATTTCTTAGAAAAGTACTCTGTTGAAGAAATTTTAGAAAAGGAAGTATCCTCTATAGAAGACTCTCAAATCATATCTATAGAAGATACAAGTCTAGTAATAACAGCTGAAAGTATTGTTATAAAACTACACTAAGAGTGCCATCACCATTATCAACTAACTCTTTGCTAGAATGAAAAACTATTTTGTCTGAGTATAAAAATGATTCAAATTCAAAACCGTTTGGATAAACAGCTGTAGTTTTAATGCAGTCTGAACTTTGAACAATATCAGTCTTAACATCAGATAAATCAATATCAAAAGGTGTCAAAATTTTTGAAACCTCTTTAAATGTATATGTATACTTATACATCATTTGTCCTCCTTTCTGATGAATTTTAGTTTAATAACTAATGAGTAAATTATAGCATGTAATATGGAATAAATTGGGATAAAGTTATAAAAAAGAAATAATAAATAATTTATATATATAAATAAAAGGTGGATGCAAATGAAACAGGAAAAAGAAGTAATACTTTTGAAAGTGAGTATAGAAATAAATAGGGAACTGCTGAATCAGAAATTGAGTAAAATTAAAGGTTTGTATGAAGAGATTAAAAATGAATTGAACTCATTTTCTGATTTGATAAAACCTAGATAAGGAGTGATAGAAACATGAATGATTTAGATGTAGAAATAAAAATAAATGAATTAGAAAAGTATGGTTACTTTAGAGTAGATAAAGATTACATGTTACAAAATATAAATAAAAAAAGTGCTTTATATAGAAAGCATGTTGAAGAATATCCAAATGTAAATTTTAAAAAAGAACTTTTAATTGCAATGAAGTGTGAAGGAACTTTTTATTTTTATTCAAGAGAATTTATAGAAAAGAATAGTGTTTTTGAAATACTAGAAAGCACTAAAAATCACTTTGTAAAATAAGTTAATAACACTATCTAATACATAATTAAAATACTAAAAAATGGGGGAATACATATGTCAAAACCATATGAAAAAGTTGAATTTAAAGGCGAAATGAATATGGATTACTTTTGTAAAGGATTGGCAAGAGCGAAAGAAATGATGATAAAAAGACTTTTTGATGTAGATTTAGAAATAAAGTGTACATATAGAAAGAAAACAGAAGAAGAAATGAAAGCTGAAAAAGAGAAGAAGTTAGAAAAAGAAGTAATTTAATTGGAATTTTAAAATTGCATAAATAAAATAGTTGCATAGGGATAATACAGTATCTGAGGTGATAAAAATGAAACTACAAAAAGACACTAGTGAAAAAATTACAAGAGATTTAGAATTAAAAATACTTGCAAATAAAGAGAAAAATAGTTTTTTGAATTTTTGCAAGTTGAAAGAGTTGTCTAATAAAGATATAAAATTCATTTTAGAGAATGCTTACATAAAGAAGTATATAAGAAAATCAATTTTAAAAAAAGAATATGTCATAAAGGTTAAAAGTATTACTTTGAAAAAAAATGATAAGCTCTTAATCTTTTGTAAAGATAAGAACTTATCAAAAGAAGATATATTATTTATATTACAAAATATTATTTTACATAAAGAATTTATAAATATCATGAAGAAAAAAGATGAATATGAAATAAAAATTGCTATATTAATGTCAATATTAGGTATTATATTAAGCCTAATATCTTTAATCTTCATTTAATGGATTTATAGGTTTAAAATCTTTTGGTAGAGGATTAATCGTTACTTTAGTATTAAATGAGCCATCTGGAGTATCTACAATTATTTTAAAATCTTTTGATTCTCTTATTGGATGTATGCCTTCGAATACAGCATATCCATGTACAGTACCAAGTGATGGAATCCTTGTATATTTTAAAATATTTTCACTATTTATATTGATAGGTATGTATAAATTATCATCACCTTCAAAATTAATCAATGAAATTCCATTATCATTATAATAGTCATGTATATCAAGTTTAGTAGCATTTGAAGATAGATGATTATCTAATAATTTAATTTTAGTAATAGATACATTGCTGGTCGAAAGATTTTCTATAGTTAAATAGCATATTAAAAGTTCATATTTTTCATACCAATTAAAGCCAAAACAATAACTTTTTTCTATATCATAGGAGATTTTAAGTTTAACACTAGCTTTTCTATATACTTTGATAGAAATATAAAGGCTTGAAAAAGATACTATTAGTGCTAAAATGGCAATCCAATTTACTGCTAAGTAGTCCATATTTTGATAGTCCTTTCATTATATTTTAATAAGAAAATTATAACATAAAATTTTGAAAAAAAATAAAAAAATAAGATTGGTGAAATACATATGTCAAAGCCATATGAAAACATTGAAATTAAAAATGAATATGGATTTATTTGCAAAAAATTAGCAAGAGTAAAAGAAATGAAAAAGTTAGAAAAGGAAGTAATTTAAATTGAAATTTAAAAATTATGTAAACAAAAAGTGTCTTATAATTCGCAGTTATAAGACACTTCACAAAATAACTTTGTTGTCAAAGCTATAAAATCATATCTACTTTTTATTATAGCAGATAAGACAATAGAGTTCAATAAATACGCTAAAATGGAGCGATTAACGAGCTTGTAATAGGTATTAACATTGTAACGATATAAAGTATCTATACAAATATATAACACTAGATACTAATATATAGATGCTAATAAAAGACTAAATGAGGTACTGCTATGAAAAGTTTTATAAGAGAGAAAAAGATATATTGTAATGACTATTTAGAAATAGACATAATACCAAGAGTAGATGGGACAAAAGGTAAGAGAGGTAAGAAGGAATACATATCTAAAATGAAACAAAAGAATTTGAATGACAAGAATGCTAAAAGATACTTTATACAATTAGCTAATACAAACTTTAATAATAAAGACTTAGTTGTACATTTTACATATGCACCAAAATTTTTACCTAATACGGTTGAAGAAGCTGAAAAAGAAGCTAGAAATTATATAAGAAGAATAAATCATAGAAGAAAAAAAGAAAAATTAGGAACAATTAAATATTTATTAATAACAGAATTTGGGGAAAAGAAAAATGGAACTAAAAGAGTACACCATCATATGATACTTTCTGGAGAACTTGACAGAGATATAGTCGAAAAATTATGGGTCAAGAAACAAAGGGGAAAAAAAGAAGGTGAAAAACTTGGATGGATAAATACACATAGATTACAACCGAATGAACTCGGACTAGAACATTTATGTAAATATCTAATGAAAGACCCAAAAGGTCGAAAAAGATGGAGTTCATCACAAAATTTAGAAAAGCCTTATCAGCGTTGTAATGATAGCAGATATAGCAAAAAGAAAGTAATGGATATAGTAAGAAATGATTTAGACAATAACAGATTTTGGGAAAAACAATACAAAGGTTACATATTTACAGAGTGCAAAGCTAGTTTTAATGAGATAACAGGAGTTAGCTTATATATAAGAATGCGAAGATTAAATTAAAAATGAGGTGATTATATGTATTTAAGAGTATGCAAGTGTTGCAAGAAAGAATTTGAAACAAATTTGTATTCAAAAGTTTACTGTTCTTATGTTTGTAAAAACAAGTTTAAGAGTGAGAAAAGAAAAGAGAAAAAGGAAGAAGGTAATAGAAATGAGTGATAAGCTATCAAAAGAATTTAAAGAAATGGCATTAAAACAAAAACAATCTTTACCTCTTGAAGCAAAAATAATATTAACCAAAAGGAGACTTAGAGAATGGTATGAGTATTGGGAAGGTGATATTTATATAAGTTTTAGTGGGGGGAAGGATAGTACTGTTCTTTTAGATATTGCGAGACAAATGCACTCTAATATAGAAGCTGTATTCTGTGACACTGGTTTAGAATATCCAGAGATTAAAGAGTTTGTAAAAACAAAAGAAAATGTAACAATAATAAAACCTAAAATAAATTTTAAGAAGGTCATATCAAAATATGGTTATCCAGTTATAAGCAAAGAACAAAGTCATTACATATCTAAAGTTAGAAATACCAAGAGCGAAGTAATAAAAAATAAACATTTAAATGGAATTAATAAGGATGGAAGTAAGAGTCAATTTGTTATCTCGAAAAAATGGAAATACATGATAGATGCACCTTTTGAAATCAGTGATAAGTGTTGCGAAGTTATGAAAAAAGCACCTTTTAAAGAATATGAGAAAAGGACAGGTAAAAAAGCAATTATGGGAACTATGGCACAAGAAAGTAATTTAAGAAAAAGAAGATACTTAGAACAAGGTTGCAATGCTTTTGAAAGAGATAGACCAATCTCTACGCCTTTAGCTTTTTGGACAGAACAAGACATATTGAAATATATATATATATATAAATTAATGATTTCTAAAGCATATGGAGATGTTGTTAAGGAAACAGAAGTTAATTTGATAGAAAGTATAGAAACATATAGAACTACGTTATGTAAGCGTACAGGATGTATTTTCTGCGTCTATGGGTGTCACTTAGAAAAAGAGCCTAATAGGTTTCAACTATTAAAAAAGACACATCCTAAAATACATAAATATTGCATGGAAGAGTTAGAAATAAAAAAAGTATTGGATTATATGAAATTAAAAAGTGAATAGGGGGTTGAAATAAAAATGAATAAAGAAATAGAAGCAATATGTATTGAAGTTGGGAAACGTATTTGTGAAATTTGTAAATATAATAATACTTGTAATGTTGAAAGGAAAAATGGTCATATATGTAGTTTTTTTGAAGAAAAAAGCAAGATAGAAAAATTACTAGAAAAGAGTAATTTTATAAGTGCTATGGATTTTAAATTAAAAAATATAAGTATGAAAGAAGTTGAATCTTATTGTAAAGAAAATAATAAAAAAATAGAAATTTGTGGATGGGGAAGTGGGCAAATAATAGTATTTACAGATAAAGGGAAGGTACAAACTAATGACTAATAAAGAGAAAATAAAATGTTTTGTTCTAGTTGATTTATGCCAAGAGGACTATAGTAAACGAAGAGGTAAAAATGCTTATTACACAGGCAAAAAACACACTTTTAATTATGATTTATACCCTGTGATAACAAAGGATATAAATAGAGCAAAAGTATATAGAACTAAAAAAGAAGCTAAGAGAGAGCTTGAAACATTAAATAAAAAGTGTATTCATAATTATTTTGAAATTGTTAGCTTCAAAAAATCTATTAAAAATATGAGTAATAAAGAAATGCTAGAATTTATATCTATGAAAGAAAATAAAGCATATAAAAAGTATTCTAAAGAGATTTGTAATATATGCAAAAGTATAAAATTTAATTGTGAAAGTCTTTATTGCGAAGAAGCCTATAATGATTGGTTAAAAGAAAATGCATGGGGCAAAAAGGGGTGATAAAAAATGATTTACAAGGATAAAAGATTGTTATCAAGATTATTAAAAATAATTTCAAATAAAGAGAAAAAAATACAAACATTAGAAAAAGAATTAGAAGCTTACAAAGAAGTCGCAGCAGAAGGAGAACTTAATTTTTATTTTGCTAAAGAAGATGGTGAATATCATATAGAACTTTATAACCTCAACGAAAATTTTGGGGAGTTTTCAAGAGATGTTATATTAACTAGAAAAGTTTTACAAAAAGAACTAGAAAAAGAAAAAGATTTCAAAGGAAAAATATTTAAACGAACAAAAGAGTCAACTATATATGACAATATAGATTATATTATAAAAAATAATATGCTTATTAATATGAAAGATTGTTTTTTGGAAGGTATTGATACTATTATATTAGAAAATGCTTGTGGAGCTGATAAAGAATATGAAATCATAACAACTATAAAAGGAGAGAGCTTTATAATTTTTAAAGATAAATATTAAATAAAAATAAAGAGAAGGTGATAAAAATGACTAATGAAGAATTTGAAAAGATAGAAGAAATATATTGTAGATGTAAAGCATTGAAGGAAATAAAAGTAGATTCAAAAGATATAAAAGATATTATTGAAAATAGCGATGGTTCAAATTTACGAATGATAAGTTTTGATTTTGGTTGGAGTGAAGATTTAGAATTTAAAATTAATAAAGAAGTAGGAAATTATATAAAAAAAGAAATTATAAATATGCTAGAGAATGTAATTCAAGATTGTAGTGAAAAAATAGAAGCTATTAAGATACCAAAAAAAAGGTTGAGAAAAGGATAATGTAATCTGTTTTAATAGATAATTAAGTAATAAATTATAATATAAAGTTCCGTGTAGATAATAGTATAAGAAAGGGAAAAAATATGGATGATAAAAAACTACAACAAAGATATAAAAATAAAGTTAGCAATGCACAAGGGCAACACTTTGAAGGTTATATAAAAGCTGGATGTATAAATTATAGAAATGTTGGAAGAGGTGAAATAGAAAAAACACCAGAACCATTTAGAGTTATTTCTAAAGATAAAACAGGAAAGTTTACAGGAAGATTTACAAGAGAACATGCACAACCAGATTTCAAAGGAGTACTAAAAAGAGGTATATGTATATGTTTTGAAGCTAAATGTACACTTAAAGATAATATAAAAAGAAATGTTTTAACTGATACACAATTAGAAACATTAGAAAGATATTATAAAATAGGAGCAGTAGCAGGGGTTTGTGTAGGGATACAAGATAGGTTTTATTTTATACCTTTTCTTGTATGGAAAAATATGAAAAATTGTTTTGGTAGACAATATGTAAAACAAGAAGATATAAAAAGATTTGAAGTAAAATTTTTTAATGGAGCTGTACTATTTTTAGACTATATAACTAAAGACGAGAAAATATTAAATGAGAATTATAGCTTATTAAGAAAAGAATTTGAAAATGAAATAGATGATAGTATTAAAAAAGCGAGGGGATAAAATGTTTTTAAACTTATATACTAAAAAAGATTTTAATGAAATAAAAGAAGAATATGAAATAGCTATTAGTAGAATAGAAGAATTAAAAAATAAATGTTCAAGAAAAGAAAAAATAATTTCAGATTTAGAAAATAAAAACGCTGCACTACATACAGAAAAAATGTCTTTAAAAATTAGATATGAAAATGAACAAAATATAAAGAAAGGCATGGAAGCAGGAGCTGAAATTTTAAGAGAAGAAATAGAAAAATTAAAAGAAGAAAATGAAATTTTAAAAAAAACAATAGAAACTTTTAATAATAAAATTAAAGAAATAGAATTAAAATTTAAAAAGATACTAAATGATAAAATAACTAGACTTGAAGCTATAAAAGCGAGAACGAAAAGGTTTAGAAAAAAGAAAAAAATAGAAAAAATTATCGAGGAACTAGAATTAAAAAGTTTCTTAGAATAAAAAGGTTGATTATTATGTTATTAGCTAATAGAGACAAAATAATACAGCTTGCAAGTAAAATAGTAGAACTATACAATGTTGAAGATTTAGAAGCGACAATAAAAGCTATACAGTACTTAGAAAAAGTAGAAATAAATGGAGTTATACAAGAAGAAGAATATAATAAGCTTCTAAAAATAATTGTAGGGAGCTGAGTAAATGCAAAAGAAAGTTATAAATCATTTTATAGACTGTATTAAGAAAAGTAGACAAAGAATGTTAATTGAAAAAGGGGATAAATATTATTTAAGTGATGGTATTTGTATATTCATAATTGATAAAAAAGAAATGGTATTAAATCCTAAAATGTTCTTATTTAATAGTGAAAAAGCTAAAAAAATAGTTGGAGATATAAAAGAAACTGGATACCAAGAAGTTGTTTTAAAATATTATATACCAGTTCATGGTATTGTATATCATAAATATATATGTGCAGATTTTGAAATTTATTTAGATGAAGTCTTTGTAAAAGTATTTGATAAATTTGATAAGGTTGAAGCAATAGACTCAAAGTCTCCAGCAAGAATTTCTATGAAGGGTCATATCTTAGGTTATTTGATGCCAGTAACAATAAAAGAAAGTTAAATTAAAAATAAAAAAATGGAGGTAAAGCTATGAAAATCATATCTATTCTAAGCTTCAAAGGTGGTACAGGTAAAACAATAACAAGCGCAAACATGGCAGATATTTTATCTGTAGTACATAAGAAAAGAGTGCTGTTAATAGATGCAGATAAACAAGGTAATTTATCACAATACTTCTCAAAATTTGAGGAAAAAGGAAAAGGTACAGCAGAAATGTTGATTGAAGATGATGCAAATATACATGAATACATATGTAAGACTGAAAATAAAAACATAGATATTATAACTAGCAATATGTATTTATATCAAGCTGATAGAATGTTATTTAATAGTGATAGGGATAAATTTAGTATATTAAAAAGATTGCTAGAAAACGTTAAAAATGAATATGATTTTTGTATCATTGATAATGCACCAAGTACAGATACAATAACAATAAATTCGCTAATTGCATCTGATGAAGTAATAATAACTGTAAGAGCAGATAACTTTTCTTTCAAGGCAATAAAAGAATTGTTGGAGCAAATAGAAAACGCTAAACATGCAAATGAAAAATTAAAGTTTAAAGGGTGCATAATAACTCATTATCAAAACAATGCTGTAAATAATCAGTTTATAAACTTGCTAAAAGGTATATGTAAAGTATTTGAAATTGTTATAAGGTTAAATAAAAGTGTATCTGAAAGTACATTTTATCAAAAAACATTAAGAGAATATAATCCAAGATGTGGTGCGACAATAGATTATAAAAAATTAGTAAAAGAGTATTTAAATATAGAATAAAAAATGTGTCCAATTTGGACACATAGAAAGGATTGATATAAATGAGTGGTTTCAATATATTTGAAGCTTTAGAAAATAAAAAAGGTCAAGAAAAAGATGGTAATGATGAAATTAGTAAAAGTGATTTTAAGATAAAGCTTATAAGTATTTATGATTTAGAATCATCTAAATACAATTTTTATCCAGTCAAAGATAAAAAAACTCAAGAACTTAAAAATTCAGTAGAAATGTTTGGGATAAAACAAAATTTAGTAGTTAAAAAAGATGAAAATAACAAATATGAAGTTTTGGCAGGACATAGAAGGTTGTTAGTATCACATCTTTTAGTTGATGAAGGTAAAAAAGAATTTGAGTTAGTTCCTTGTGTAATAGAAAAAGAAAAATCAGAAATAACTAAAATAGATAGATTATTAGATAGATTATTGCTAATCACAACAAACTCAACGATAAGAGGGTATTCAGAGTATGCTAAGATGAAAGAATTGGAAGATACAAAAGAGATATTAGAAGAATTGAGAGAGGAGGGTTATGGAAAAACTGGGCGAACAAGGGATTTGATAGCTAATATGATTAAAATATCATCATCCAAGGTAGCGAGATTAGAAAGTATTTCTAAAAATCTTACTCCAGAATTTAAAGAAGAGTTCAAAGAAAATGAGATAAATATATCAACAGCTTATGAATTATCAAGATTAGAAGAAGCTGAACAACAAAGTTTATTTGAAGAATACCAAGAAAAAGGAAGTTTAAGCATTAAGGATGTTACAGAAAAAAACAAAGATGAAAAAAGTGAAATAAATGAATCTACAACTTATAAAAATGAAGAAGATGAAAATGAGGTTGAAGAAACAGAAGAAATTGAAAATGTAATTGATTTTCCATGTACAACAATAAAAGATGAAATAGAAGAAAGAAAAGTTTTTAAAACAATTTTTGAAATATTAAAAGATATGAAAATAAGAAAGTTTGCAGAGTTTATTTGTTCGCAATGCGACATATCTGGAACTTTTTGTGATTATGCAATGGAATGTAATGATAAAAATGGAAAAGGGTGTGTTGATATATGCATAAAGTGGCTAAAGATGGAAACGCAAGAAATGGAGTAGATATAAGACATAATAAGAGTGGATACTTAGATAGTACAGCATATGAAGCTATAAGAAAAATTGACAAAGAGAAACAAGAAGCTAATATATTAATTGAATTAATTAAAAAAATGGCTAAGATAGCAGGTTTTGAGGTAATAGGAAGAATAGAGCTTAGAAATAAAAAAACAGGTGTTTTATATAAATAAAATATTAGTTGGAGGAATAAAAATGGAGCTATGTAAAGGTTGTTTTTATTTTGAAAAAAATAACACAAAAGAAAAAGGAGTGTGTAATAAGAAAGAAAAAGAAGTGTATGAGAAAAATAGAGAATGTGAATTTTATGTAAGTAAAAAGTGGAAATCAATAAGTATAGATGAATTATAGATTGAAATAGAAAAGTGGACAAATGAAAAAGTAAACAGGTATATAATATATTTTTATGAACATGACAGTATGCAGCTTGGTATTGTTCAAGACGTTAACAGACCTAATAATCCAGAAGATGATACAATTATAGAGAAATATATTGAAAACAACTATGGTAATGCAAAATACGAAATCATTGATTTGGATTCTATGGAAAAAATTAAAATAGAAAAATATGAGGAGGAGCAAACTATGGGTAGTGAGGTTGATAATAATTAAAAGGAGATATATTACATGGGAGAAAAGAATATAGTAGATAATAAAGAGAATAATATTAATTTAATAATTGAAAGAGCAGCAAAGGCAGCAGCAGAAAAAGCTATACAAATGTACAAAGTAAAATTAAATGAAGAAGCTACGGAGCTATACAATAGAAAAATAAGAAATACTAAATTATTGTTAAAACATTATAGAGAGTTTAAAAAGCATATTGATAATTCTGTTTTTAAAGTCTCATGTAAAAATGGGAATGCTATTGAGGTGTTGACTACACTTGCAGATAGATATGTAAGTGAAGATTTATTTGTAGAAAGCATTAGTAAAAGTGTATCTAGGACTAATGTCATAATTGCGCATATAGATATAATGTTAAAGATATATAAAGAGTATTGTAATAACTCTAATGATATAGAACAAAGAAGATATAGAATAATAGAAGAAAGATTCATAAAAGAAGTGAAACATAAGAAAGATAGATGTAGTATAAACAAGATAGCTAAAAGAGAAAATATAGACACTAGGACTGTGTACAAAGATATAGACCAAGCATGTGAAAGGTTAGCAGCTTTAATATTTGGTGTGGATGGAATAAAAAAGTACTGAAAAGGTATATGTGAATGGGCATGTTTTTGTATATAGATAGGTTTAAATAAAATACATATACATATATCATAATACAAGTAGTTGCAAATGGTTAAGCGTATAATAAAAGGAGTGCTAATTTATAAAGATATAAAGAATAAAAGGGCAATAAGTGTTCATATACAAAACAATTTCAAAATGGTAATATATAAAGTGTAAGATTAGATTTGTTGTGAACCAGAAAAAAATATATTATACAAAAGGATTATCTCTTTAAGTAATTGAGATAGTCCTTTTTATTTTTGAGAGGTGAAAGTATATGGATAATAGTAGAGAATTAAAAATTAAAATGAGAGATACATTCAAAGACTTAGTAAAATTATTTGATAAAAGCATGAAGCTGGAAGATGAAATTGAAAGCTTAACGGAAAAAGATGTTAAGAAACAAAAAAGGTTAGTAAAAAAATATGGAAAAGTAATCGAAACTATTGGAGAAAAACTAGACTATTTATCAACTTTAGAATAGGAGTAATTAAATGAGAAGAATAGTATGTGATAAGTGTAATAATAAATTTAAAGTAGCTTATAAAGATGTAAGAACAGAAACTATTGGAGATATAAAAATAAAATATTTTATATGCAGAAAGTGCAAAGAAAAATATATTATATATTATGAAGATGAAACATTAAGAGAACTGAAAGAATTATACAAAGAACTTATTTATGAAGAACAGGGTAGATTTACAGATAGAACAACGAAGTCTGAAAGAGAAAAAGTTTTTGCTGAAATGATTGCATATGTAAATACATTAAAAGAAGTATGTAATAAATATCTTAATAAAACAGAATATGAAATGAAAGATATAGAGAAACACATGGAAGAACTATTAAGAGAAGAACCGAGTGGAGTATATGAAGCTTAAAAAAATATGTAAATGTGGTAAGACAATAGATTATAGTGAAAAGGCATGTAGTGAATGTGTTAAAAAATATGTTAAAAGTAGGAAACAGAGCAATAAAGTATATAATTCTAAGAATAGAAATAAAGAAAGAGATAAATTTTATAACGGAAAAGAATGGAGGGAAACTAGAGAATATATATTAGAAAAAAATGTATATTTGGATTTATGGGATTATTATATTAATAAAAAAATAACTACAGCAAATACGGTACATCATATAATTGAGTTGTCAGAAGATGAAGAACTTGCATTAGAAGAAAATAATCTCATAACTTTATCATCTAAAACACATAAAAAAATACATACATTATATGAGAAAGATGGTATAACAAAGAAAGAAACACAAACAAAATTAAAAGAAATATTAAGGCTTCATAAAATATATACTGAATAAGACTATCCCCCCTGCATATGAAAGAAAGAAAAGGGGAACGGGACAGCGAACAGGGGTATATATATACGGAGATTTTCCCTTTATAAGATTTTTTTGTAAAAAAATATGCAAGATATCTTGCAAGAAAGTAAACTGTTTTTTTTAAATAGCTGATAGCTATTATTTTTTTGTATAAATTTAAAAAGGATTGGAGGTGTAAAAAATGGGGAGAAAAAAACAAATGACATCTACAACTAAAAAACATTTAACTAAAAAAGAAAAACAGACTCGGCAAAATGTAGAAAAACAAATAAAACTTGACAGGGATGATTTAGTAACAGTTCCAGAAATTTTAAATAGTGATATTTTAGCATATAAAGAATTTTTAAGAGTAGTAGAGGAAGCTGGCAAAATTGACTTGTGGGATAATTTAGACTTAGCAATAATTTTAATGTACAGTGATGCATATAGCAATTATATAAAATTAAAAGAATATATAGAAAAAACAGGTCATGTTATATCTGGAAAAGATACTGACAAAATAAGTCCTTATGTAACTGCAAAATTTAAATATGCTGAATTGATACTAAAATGTTCTGCTAAGCTAGGTTTAGCAACTACAGATAGATTAAAATTAGTTGTTCCAGAAAATGAAAATTCAAAGGAAAATAAATTTGCTAAATTTATAAAAGTAGGAACATAATGGCTAAAAGAAAAAAAGATAGAGTAACAGAATACGCCAAAAAAGTAGTTGCTAAAAAAATAATAGCTGGTGAAAGTGTTATTCTAGCATGTAAAAGACATTTAAATGATTTAAAAAGAAGTAAAACAAAAGAATTTAAATACAAATGGGATGTTGAAGCATCTGAGGAAGCACTTGACCTTTATAATGAGCTTACTATTCTGGAAGGTGACGAAGTACAAACTTTAAAAACTAGAGGATTTCAAGAATTTATTTTAGGAAGTTTAGAGGGATGGGTTGAAAAAAAGACTGGTTATGTGAGATTTAGAGAAGCATATATCCAATTAGCACGTCAAAATGGAAAGTCTTTTTTATCTGGAGCTAAAAGTATAAAAACAAGTAATTTCTCAACATATAAAAAAGGAAAAATTATATGTGCAGCAACTAAAATGGAACAAGCTAAAATAGTATGGGAAGAAGTAGAAAAGTTTATATTAGCAGATGAAGATTTAAATGAAATGTATAAAATAAAACGTTCTGATTATGAGATAACAGCAGGTGCAACAGGAACGATAATAAAACCAATCGGACGTGATACAAAAAGCTTAGATGGATTCCGTTCTATATTGGCGATACCGGATGAACTTCACGCACATAGAACCAATCAAGTTTATAAACTTTTGCAGGGTGGGCAGAGGAAAGTTAATAATGCTTTAATATTAGCAATAACTACAGCAGGATTTGATTTAAATAGTTTTTGCTATGAACATTATACTTTTTGTAAAAAAATACTAGCTGGAGCTATAACTAAAGAAAGTTTATTCATATATATTGCTGAAATGGATGAAGAAGATGATATTTGGGATTATCATAATTGGGTAAAATCTAATCCATTACTACTTTTAAATGAAGATAACACTATAAATATGCATGAAGTCGCTAAAATGAGTGAAGTTGCATTAGAAGCTAAAGAAAAAGGTGGAAGCGATTTAATGGACTTCATGACGAAGTGGTTAAATATTTGGGTAAGCTACAAAGATGGAAGATATCTTGATGCCAAATGGCTTGAAATATGTGCATGTGACTTAACCCTTGAGGATATGAGAGGTAAAGAATGTTATTTAGGTATAGATTTGTCGAGTGGTGGAGATTTAACTTCTATAGCATTAATATTCCCTCTCGAAGATGAAAAAGTTTATATTTATAGTCATTCCTTTATGCCAGAATTAAGGATTATTGAACATGAACAAACAGATGATGCACCATATAGAATGTGGGTTAATGAAGGACTTTTAACATTAACTACAGGAGCTTTTGCTATTAAAACAGATTATAAATTTATAATAAAACATTTAGAAGATATATTAACAGAATATGAAATAAATGTAATAAAATGTGCTTATGATAATCACAATGCAAGTGCTTTTATATCAGATTTAGACTTTTTAGGTTGCGATTTGATAGATGTACCACAAAGTGCAAGGTCTTTAAATGATGCAACTGTAGATTTTAAATTATCAATGAAGGCTGGTCAAGTTTTGTACAATAGGAAAAATAAATTGTTTAAATGGAGTGCTATAAATGCAACTATAACTAAGAATAGTTTTGGAGAAATAAAAGTTGATAAGTTAGAACAAGAAAATAGAATAGACCCGATAGATTCAATTCTTGATGGTTGGAAGATTTATTTTGAAGATGTAAAACAAAATGGAGATATTGCATATGTACCAGATTAATTAAAAAAGGAGAATAAGAAAAAAGTGGGAATAATGAACTGGCTAAGAAATCTTAGTTTTGGAACACCAAGTATAAGAGTAAGTCAAAGAAATAAGAGCAGTCCATTTTCATTTTGTAATGATACTTTAGCGAGCAATGAAACTATCTTTGCAGCAATTACAATGTTAGCTAATTCGATTGCTAGTGTTCCAATTAGCCTTAGAAATGGTTATGAAAAAGTTAAACCAAGCGAACATTATATTGCTACTATGCTTAGAGATGGATTTAACAAAAATGATACCATGTTTGAATTTATAAGATTGATGGAAGTAATAAGAAATACAAAAGGCAGTGCTTATGCAATCAAAGAATATGATTATTACGATAATATAAGTGATATATGGGTGTTAGATTCTGATTTTGTAACACCTATTATCGATACAGACACAAAAGAAATGTGGTATAGAATATCAACAAAAGATGGAGATAGTTATTTTCATAATAGTCATATAATCACTGTTAATCATATAAAAGAAGGTTCGGAACGTGGAATAAGTCCAATTAATGTACTAAAAAATACATTGAATTATGATAGAGAAGTAAAAGAGTTAAGTCTAGCACAACTTTCTAATAATATAGATGCTAAATACGCTTTTAAAATTTCTGGTAATTTAAGTAGAGAAAAATTAACTGAATATCATGAAATGATAAAAAGTTATATGGATAAAGGTATTATATATTTAGACAATGGAAAATCACTTGAAGAATTAAAAAATAAATCTTTTATCGACCCTAAAATTTTTGAAGTTGAAGAAATAACTGTAAGTAGAGTGGCAAGAGTTTTCACTATGCCAGCACATAAGTTGTATGCTGGAAAACAATCATATTCAAGTTCTGAACAAGCAGACTTAGAGTACTTAGTTGATACAATATTGCCAATTATACGAATGTATGAACAAGAATTTAATAAAAAATGCTTAACTACTATCGATAGAAATAAATATGAAATTAAATTTAATTTAAGTGGATTTGCTAGAGCAGATATGAAAACTCGTGGTGAATTTTATCAAAAAATGGTTAGGTGTGGAGGGTTAACGCCTAATGAAATACGAGAACTAGAAGATAGACCTCCAAAACAAAATGGTGATGATTTGATGGTAAGCAGGGATTTAATAAAAATTAAAGATTTACATTTGCTATTGTCTAATAAAAATAACTTGAAGGGGGGTGATTAAATGAAAAATAAAATACTGGAATTAAAAAATAAAGATTCAAAATCTAATAATTTAAAAAATGTTGGAAGTATAGAAATAAAAAATCAAGATGAAAATAGTGCAGAGTTGTTTTTTTATGGAGATATTGTTTCTGAAAGTTGGATAAGTGAATATTATGAGGATGATAAATGTCCTAGCGACATTATTAAGTTTTTGGAAGAGTTAGAAGGAATAAAAAACATAAATGTACATTTAAATTCTGGTGGTGGGTCTGCGTTCGCTGGACTTGCTATATACAATCAATTAAAAAGATATAATGCAAATATAACAACTTTTATTGATGGATTAGCAGCGAGCATAGCAAGTGTTATCGCTATGGCTGGTAATCGTATTGTTATGCCAAAAAACGCCTTATTAATGATACATAAACCTTTAAGTTGGTGTGGGGGTAATGCAGATGATTTCAAAAAAGAAATTGAGATACTAGATACATGTCAAAAATCAATTTTAAATGTATATATGACAAAAGCGAAACCAAATATTAAGGAAGAAGAAATAAATGATTTGATAAATAACGAGACTTGGTTAATTGGAGAAGAAGCAGCTAAGTACTTTAACATAGAATTGGAAGAAAGTATAAATGTAGTTGCTTGTTCTTCTAATTATTTTAATAAGTATAGAAACATGCCAAGTCAAGTAAGTAAGATAGATGATAATAGTAATTTAACATTACCAGTTATGGATGAAGCTACTAAATTATTAATAGAAAGAATAAAAAATAAAATTAGATAAAATAAAAAAGGAGTGATTTTATAATGAAAATGAATAGATTTCAATTGCAACAAATGAAAGAAGGAATAAAAGAACAGTTATCAACAGCGAGTGAAAAATTGACAGCTATGTATATGGATGTTAAAACAACAGAAGAAGAAAGAAAAGAACAAAAAGCGATAGTAAAAGATTTAGAGGAACGATTTGATGGAATAAAAGCTGAAATAAACAAAATGGATGAAGAAGAAGCCAAAAAAATTGCCATTAAAAATAAAAAATTTGGAGATGGTAAAAAAGATAGTGTAATAAATGCAAAAGCAGAATTGATAAGAAATGTAATGGCTGGCAAAGAAGTAACAAAAGAGATAAAAAATGTACTTGGAGATGGTGATGCTCTTGGAGGCGGTAATAAAATACTACCTACTACAATGACAAATGAATTGTTATATGAACCAATGTCAAAAAATCCACTGAGAGGGATTTCAACAATGACAAATATAACTAATTTAGAAATACCAAAAATTATCTTTTCTTTAGATGATGATGATTTCTTAGATTCAGATTCAGCATCAGCGAAAGAATTAAAAGCAGATGGAGCTAATGTATCTTTTGATAGAAATAAATTTAAAGTTTTTTGTGATATAACAGAAACTGTTCTGAAAGGTACAGAAACAAATTTAGTACAAGTTGTAGATGCAGGCTTGCAAAGTGGTTTAGCTAAAAAAGAAAAAAAGGTAGCATTTGAAGCGAATAATCCAACGGAAATGTCTTTTTATAAAAAATCAACAGAAAGTGGAAATCCGTTTCTAATAAAAACAGTAGAGGGAGATACATTGTTTGAAGCAATAATAAATTGTCTTGCAGATTTAGAGGACGATTATTCAGAAAATGCTAGTATTGTTATGAGAAAAGTTGATTATTTTAAAATAATAAAGACTTTAGCCAATGGAAATGCAAGTTTATATACAGCTCCACCAGAGCAAGTGTTAGGAGCACCAGTGGTTTATTGTGACTTAGCTACAATACCAGTTGTAGGAGATTTTAGATATTCGCATTTTAATTATGATTTGGATATGTTCTATGATAGAGATAAAAATGTTAAAACTGGTATAGAAAGCTTTGTTCTAACTGCATATTTAGACCACAAAATCAAAATGAAATCTGCTTTTAGATTAGCGACAGTAAAAAGTAATACACCCTAAACCAGACCTTCCAGAAGAAGGTCAAACAAAAGCTAATATATTAAAAACTAAAAGCACTAAAAAAACAGAAATGAAGTAGGTGAACATTTTGGAAGAGAGTGAAATACTAGATTCTATAAAATTGTATTGTAGGTTAGATGATTGTCCAGAAGAAGAAATAAAAGAATTAAAAGAAGCTTGCGAGGAATATTTAAAAAATGCAGGGATTGAAAAAGATTATGAAAATAAGTTGTATTTTTTAGCTATAAAGAAGCTTATTTTACATTTTTATGATAATAAAGGTATTGTAGGTAAAAATACAGAAATAGCATATGGAATAACTCCTGTAATAAACCAACTGCAATTAGGAGGGGCAACAGGGAAAAATGTTAGACTATAGAATAATCATAGAAAAGCTTTCTGATAATGATACAGATGAAAGAGGATTTCCACTTGATGGCTGGCGAGAGTACTATATTTGTTGGTCAGATTTTAAAGCTGTAAGTGGCAAAGAATATATATCTGCAAAAGCTGTATCAAGTGAAAATATAGTAACCTTTACTGTAAGATATTCAGAAAAAATAAAATTAATAATAGAAGATGTAGAAAATACTAAAATATATAGAATTAGATATAGAAATAAAATCTATGACATAATTTATATTTCTGATTTTGAAAATAAACATAGATTTGTAGATTTTAAATGTAAACTTGCATCTTAGTGAGGTATGAATAAATGAGTATGGAGTGAAATGGTTTTTCAACATTACAACAAAAATTGGAGAACTTAGAGAAAAAGGTAAGTAATGAAGTAGTTGATAAAGCATTAGACGAAGGTTCTAAAATACTTCTAAATGGTCAAAAAGAGACTGTACCTATTTCAACAGGAAATCTATTGCAATCTTTAGGTGTTTTTGATAAAAGAGGCTCTGGAGCTAATAAAAAAGTAGACATAGGAATAGCACATAATAAAGACAGGTCAGCTACATATGGATATTATCAAAACTATGGTACTGAAAAAATGGCAGGAAATGGATGGATACAAAAAGCTTGGAAAGTGAAAATAGGAGAAGCTAGTTCAAAAATAAAAGAAGTACTAAAAGAATCATTAAAACGCTAATGGAGTATAAAAATGATAAATGAATTGATTCATAAAATAATGAAAGGTCTAAATATAGATTGTTATTATTTAGAAGCTAATTGTAAAAAAGACAAGTATGTTATTTTTGCAATTTACAATGAAAATAGGCTTGACCAAAATTTATATGATGATGATTATATAGCTACTACATACAATATACAATTATCGTTTTGGTATAAAAATCCTAAAGATATTGATTTATATGAAGATATAAAAAATAAAATGAAAGAAAATGGTTTTTATCTTAAATCAGTAGTAGATAGAAAAGAAGGTGAGTTTTATGGTAAAACATTCGACTTCTTATATGAAAAAGATGAATAGTAAAATAGTTGAGGTGTCCAAATTGGACACATTTTTTATGTAAAAAATAAAAAAAGAAAGAAGGTAATTTAATATGCCGAATGTAGAAAAAAATTATAAAAGTAAAATAATATCTGGTCTTAAAAACATACATGTTGCAAAAGTGAATGATGATGGAACTTTTGCTGTTCCAGTACCTATACTAGGCGGGAAAAAAGTTGAATCATCATATGAAGTAAGTGAAGATATAACTTATGCAGATGATATGGCAGTTGATAACGATATGACTGTTTCAAATGGTTCTGGGAAAATGACAGTTTTGGGATTATTAATGGATGAAAAAGCACTAATTTATGGTGGAGATAATATGTCTGGAGGTTGGGGACTATCTACTAATATGCAAGTGCCTAATCTAGCAATTTTATTTGAACAGCAAAAAAGAGATGGCGGGAAAATATTAAGTGTAATATATAATGCACAATTTAAACCAGCGGGAATTAATGCAACTACAGTAGAAGAAAAAAAAGAAAAAGAAACTGTTGAGTTAGAATTTACTTCATTGCCAGCTGTAACAAGTGTTGATGATAAAAACTATTTTTATTACACAGTAGACACAAAAGATAAAAATGTAAGTCAAGAAATGATTGAAAATTGGTATAAAACAGTTCAAGTTCCAAAAAAAACAGTAGAGAACACTCCAAATATTCCAGAATAATAAAAAATAATATAGAGGGCTTATTAAGCCTTCTATATTTAATTAAAGGTGAAAAAAATGAGTTATAAAGAAAAAATTATACATGGTTTTGATAATATACATTTATGCAAAATAGACGAAAATTCTGTTCCTATGAAAATATTAGGTGGCATATCTGTAAGCATAGAATTAAAGCAACCTTATAAAATTATGAAATCTAATGGAAATGAAAATATAATTTTTTATGGAAAAGTAAGTGGAACAGGAAAATTGAATTTATTAGGATTAACAGCAGATGAAGAAGAATTAATCTGGAATTTTAAAAGATATAAAAATGGAATAGTTGTTGAAGATAGTATAAAACCAAATAATTTAAGATTGCTATTTACAAGAAAAAGACGTGATGGAGCAATAATTTATTACTGTATATATAATGTTATTTTTGATATAGATGGTATTTTAGCTGAAACAGATGCAGCGAAAAGAAGTAGTAGTAAAAGAGAGCTAAGTTTTAATGTATTTGCTGATAAAAAAATAAAACTAACATTCTTTTCCATGGATACAAAAAGTGGTGAAAAAGAAATATTAGAGAATTGGTTTAAAGAAATACAAATTCCAGAAAAGGAAAATTATTAATATGATAGATGATAAGATAACAATTAAATTGAATGAAGAAAGTGTTGTGTATGATGCTAGGCTGGATATGGGAGCAATAGCAGAAACACAACATTTTTTCAAGTTAAGAAATGATTTTATGACAGTACCAGAGGTTCTGAAATGGGTTGGTAAAGGCGATTTTATGGTGGTAAATGAATTGATTATACAATCAATATTAAGGTGTCACAAACAATTGAATAGAGAAGATATAATAACAAATTTAAAGTTTAGAGAAATGCCAAAGATACACGAATATTTAAATTTGTTGCTTGAAAAAGCTATGCCAGCGAAAGAAAATGAAAATGAAATTGAGGATATAGAAGAAAAACAAGATGATTGAGATTTTGAATACTTAGAATATTTATGGACTACGGTATTAAAAAGACCAGCTAAAGATTTTTTAAAAACTACACCAAAAAAATTATTCGCACAAATTGATGCACATGGAAAATTTAAAGGTGTAGATAAAGAAAAAAAGAATGTTGAGATTGTTAATTCTACAGAATTTATGTAAAAAAGGTGGTGGTTAAATGTCAGAGGAGATAGAGAAGCTATCAGTCACGTTAGCATTAGAAGCAAATAACTTTACTAAACAAATCAGTGCAATAAATAAAGAAATAAGTAATTTAGATAGAGAATTTAAAACAGCAGCACAAGGCAATAAACAATTTGAAAATAGTTTTAGTGGTCTTGGTGCTAAGATGCAAAAGCTCACAAAACAGATTGATTTGTATAATAAAAAATTAGAGAGTCAAAAAAATCAGTATAAAAGTTTGCAATCTACTTTAACCACACAAAAAGCCAAATTGGATAGCTTAGAAAGTACACTAGGTAAAAATTCTAATGAATGGAAAAAACAAGCTCAACTTGTACAAAAAAATGCTGAAAAGTTAAGTAGATTAGGAAGTAATATAAATCAAACTAAAAGTACAATTGGTAGGCTTAGAACAGAACTAACACAAACAGGTCAAAAATTCCAAGAACTCGGGAATAAAACGTTAACTATTGACCAAAAATTAAGCAGATTGAATAGCCAAGCGAGATTAACGGAATCTGAGTTCGGTAAACTTGGGGCAGAACTTGCACAAAGTGGGTCATATTTTCAAAGACTTGGAAATGAAATGAATCAGCTGGGAAGTAAAATACAATCAAATAAAGCTAGATTAGCAATATATCAAGCTGAATTTAATAAATTAAATAATGAATTGAATCAAAATAAGCAAAAACATGCACAACTTGGGGCTGAGATTAGGAAAACAGAAAGTATTTTAAGCCAAACAGCAGCATACTATGGGAAAAACTCACATGAAGCGCAACAACTTACACAAGAGTTGTACAGGTTAAAAGATGCTTATAATAAACAAGAAATAGAAATAAAACAAGCAGAAACAGCACTAAATGGCTATCAAGCAGAACTTAATCAGACTAGTGCAAATATAACAAGATTATCGGCACAACTTAGACAAATGCCTTTTACGACATTAAGTCGTTCACTACTAACAGCAGGTCAAAACCTAAAAAGTATTGGTATGAGTTTAGGTATGTATGTATCTATGCCGCTCGGGATGTTAGGTGTAGCAGCAACGAAAGCAGGGGTTAACTTTGATACTTCTATGAGTAAGTTACAAGCTACAGCAGGTATAGCTGATAAAAGTAGTGTATCATTCCAAAAACTACAGGAGAAGGCACAAGACCTTGGAGCTAGAACTTCATTTTCAGCAAGTGAGGCAGCTGATGGACTTACATATCTAGCACTTGCAGGTTGGGATGTAGAGACATCTTTATCAAGAATAGAACCAGTGTTGAGAGCTGCCGAGGCGGGTAATATGGACTTAGCCTTATGTTCTGATTTGGTTACAGACAGTATGTCAGCGGCAGGGATTGCAAGTCAAGATTTTACTAAATACTTAGATATAACAGCTCAAGCACAAAGAAAGTCTAATACCAGTATGCAACAAATGTTAGAAGCATATGTAACAGCAGGTGGAATGTTTAAAAACTTAAATATGCCACTCGAACAATCTGCTGCACTCATTGGAATATTAGCTAATAGAGGAACGAAGGCAAGTGAAGCAGGAAATGCTCTTATATCTGTATTTTCTAATATAATAGGGGAAAATGGACGTGCTGGGAAAGCACTAGATGCACTAGGTATTTCTCTATATAATTCTAATGGAAAACAAAAGGATACAATAGCAGTTTTAAAAGAAATGAGTAGTGCGCTAGGTGTAACCTCTGATTCTACAACAAAGTTGACAGAAGAAGAGCGAGCAAGGTTTGCCACAATGATTGGTGGGAAGACACAGTATGACACGTTAATGAAATTGTTAGCAGGTGTAAATGATGAATATGATGAGTTAGAAGATTCTTTGAAAAATTCTAAAGGTGCATTAATGGAAGTTGCTACAACTATGAAAGATAATCTGGGTGGAGCAATTATAAATATGAAATCAGCCTTGGAAGGTGCTGGAATAAAAGCATTCAAAGCAATGGAGCCAGTTCTAGCAAGTCTTATACAAAAAATTACTGAGTTAGCTAATTGGTTTACTAATCTTGGAGAATCTTCGCAACAAAACATAATCAAAATGGCAGCTATAGCTGCAGCACTTGCACCTGTTTTAATGATTTTTGGTCAACTTATAATTGTTAGTAGTCATTTAACTAATTTGATGGGGAACATTAAGAAAGCTACAAGAACATTAGGAGCTAGTGGTTTTGGAGGATTAGCAGCAAAGGTCGGGGCTTTAATTCCTAAATTGTTTACTTTACAAGGTGCTTTTGCACTGTTAGCAGCAGGTGGTATTGTATTAGCTACAAAAGCTTTGCATGACTATAGTGTTGCAGATGGTAAAGCGTATGAACAAAGAAAAAAGAATATTGAATCATTAGAGAGAGAAAAGAAAGGCTATGAAGAGTCACGACAAAAAATCGGTTATATAGCTCAAGAATATGACAAACTAAAAGGTAAGTCTAAATTAAGTTCGGAAGAAGCTGAAAGACTAAAAACATTAACTAAAGAAATAGCCGAAATAATGCCAAAACTAGTTTCTGGATATGATGAAGAAGGCAATCCAATTTTAAAAATGAAAGGTTCAGCTACAGAATTATGTTCTGAACTAGATAGAGCAATAGAAAAAAAAGAACGTCTTATAAATTTTGATAAAATGGACAATGCTGAAATTGCTGTTGATAAGCAGTCTGGTAAAAGAGATAAAAATGGTAACAAGCTTACAGGAAAGGCAGCAGATTCATACCAAACAGATAGCGAAAAAATTAAAACCATACAAAAAAAATACAATGATGATATTGCTAAGTTGGAAAAAGATGGTGTAATTCTACGTGGTAAAATAAGAAATTCAGAAGGCAAAGACAGAGAAAAATATATACAGAAATATAATGAACATTTAAGAAAAAGAGAAAAATTAACACAAGATGCACAAAAAGAAAATGAAAGAAGTTTAGAAGAAGCTAAGAAAGTAGCACAAGAAGTCGAAGAAGGTGTATTTGCTACAGTAAAGTCTAGTAGTAGTTTTAAATCTAGCGAAAATAATGATGCTAAAAAACAGTTTGATGAATTAAAAGGATTTTTGGATTTTAGTGAGATAAAGACTAAAGAACAATTATCTAATGCAGAAAATGCTATGAATAAATTGTTTAAGTCAGCATCAGCTGGGAAAATAAATTTATCTGATGTTAAAAAAGAAATTGAAGGGGCTAATGATGCACTAAGTAAAGATGGAAATTTAAATTCTTATAATAAAAAAATGCAAGATTTAGCTAAAACTATTGCTGATAAAACAGGAACACAATCTAGCGATTGGGTAAGCTTATTAACTACTTTAGACAAAGAATTTTTAAAAACTAGTGATTCAACAGATGTTTTTCTTAAAAAGTTTAATAGAACCAGACAGCAATTAGAAGCTGGTGATAGTTTAGCTGTTGCAGTACAACAACAATATGAAGCGTTAAATACTGCTCTTGAAGGTCTACAAATAACAGGAAAAGAAGAGGTAGACATACAGACTGTTGTTGATTTTACTAATGACCAAAACATACCAGAAGATGTTAGAAATTTTGTAAATGGTCTAATAAAAAAAGATAAAAATGGAAATATAACTAATTCAGAAGAAGTTATAAAATTTACAGCAGATTTATTGTTTGAACTACAACAAGAAAATCCAAATTTTGATAATTTACAAGCGGAAGCGGATAAGTTGTTCAAAGGTGACAAAGTAAGAGTAACAGAGGATTTGGAAATTACAGAAGGTGAGATTGATACTTCTAATGTAAAAACAAATGATGTCGAACAAAAAATAAAAGATAAATTTGCACAAGATAAAGTGTCAGCTAAAATTAATGTTGCGATTGAAAATGGAGATATAAATTCTGATAAAATTAAATTAGTTGGAGAAATATTTGATAAAATACCAACTGAATATAGAACAAAATTTATATTAGATAATACAGAAGCAATTAATAAAGCAAAAAATTATGATGATATAATTAAATATTTAAAAGATAATCCAGAAATTGCACAAAAATATAATATTAAAGTAGAAGGTTTAGAAAAAGCAAAAGAAACCAACAAGGAAACTGATAAAAACAAAGGTCTGACATCTACACAAAAAATGGAAGTTGAAGGTGCTGAGGAAAGCAAGAAAAAAGCTGAGGGGACTAACAAAGAAGTAGATAAAAATAAAGGTCAAACCTCTACGCAAAAAATGGAAGTTAAAGGTGCTGAAAAAAGTGAAAAGGATGCTAAAAAGGCAAATGAAGAAGCAGCTAAAAATGATGGTGAAAAGCATGTTCAAACAGTAGAGGCAAAAGGGGTTGAAGGTACAGCTGAACAGCTGAATCAATTAGCAACTAAAGCGAAAGAAATAGGAAAAGGCAAATATGAAATAAGTATAACAGCTAAAACAGCACAAGCAGCTAAAAACGTATCTGGATTAATAACAAAGATAAATCAATTTAGTAAAGTAAAAGTAAAACAATTAGTATTTAAAACAGAGACAGCACAAGCGGCTAAAAATGTTACTGGTTTAGATAAAAAAGTAGCTAGCTACAAAAGCAAATACGGTGGAAAAACTATAACAACAACATTTAAAGCAGAAACAGCACAAGCAGCTAAAAATATATCGGGCTTGATGCGTAAGATAGATTCATATAAGGCTAGTTATGCAAGGTCATTTACAACATCAATGACAGCAAATGTACAAGTTAATAAGAATGTTACAACAACAGAAAAAACAGAAAAAAATGAGACTGGAAAACCTGCATCATTACCAATAGAAAGAAAGATACCTACACCTGCATTATTAAATGATTCACCAATACCAGCTACAAGAGAAAATACAATCCCACAAGCTAGAGGATTTACTAGTTCAACACCAATTGCAATAACTAGAAAAAATATAGCAGATGCATTGAAATATGATGTTAATTTATTGCAAGAATTAGAGAATAGACTGCAAAAAATAAATAATGAATTAACTAGACTAGATAAGTTATCAGAAAATGCAACTGATGCAGATAAAATAAAATATCTACAAAAACAAAATGAATTGTACAAAGAACAGGCAGAAGTACAAAAAGATTTAGAAGATAAATTAATAAGACAAAAGAATTATTATGAATCTGCACTTAAAGAAAAAGGACTTAAATTTAATAAAGACGGAAATTCAATAAACTATGAAGAGGAAATATTAAAGAAAAAGAAAATAGTTGCAGACTTAGAAGAGAAGGCTGAAAAAGCTAAGGATAAGAACAAAGATTCGTTACAAAAGAAAGCTGAAAAAGAAAAAAATAGTCTTGAAGAAATTCAGAAATTGTATGATGAATATATAAAAGTTACTTTAACTAGCTTACCAGAGTGTGCAGAAAAATGGAATGAACTTAATCAAAAGATTAAAGAGAATGAACAAAGTATAAAAAATGTAAAAAGAGAGCAAGAAAAATTATTTATAGAATCAACGTGGACATCTATGTACAAAGATGTTCAGCAAGTAAAAAATGAATTAGATATGTTAGATGTAAAATTAAAAAATGCATCTAGAGAAGAAAAAGAAGAAATAATTAAGAAAAAAATAGAGTTACAAAAAAAGTATAATAAAGAATTAACTGAAACAACTGAGTACATGAAACAAGTTCAAAACCAGCTTAAAGGCAAGTTGCAAAAACTAGGATTTGAATTTAGAGACAATGGAGATATTTCTAATTACATACAACAGATACAAAAGCTAAAAGAAGAAAACAAAGATTTTGAAGAAGCTGAAGAACTCGCAAAAGGGTATTTAGATTTATTGTTAGAAAAGATACCATCTGCACAACGAGAGCTTGAAGGAATAACTGGAGCAATAGCAGATTTAAAAGAGGAACAAAAAAAGCTATATGAAGAACAATTAAACACTATTACAGATGTAGAAAAAGAAATAACAGACATATATAAAAAACAAGTTGAAGAAAGAAAAAAATTAATTGATGAAGAATTAAAGAAAAGAACGGATGCTCTTAACAAAGAAAAAAAGGCTTATAATGATGCAAGAGAAGAAATGAATTATAAGAATGATGAAAAAGAGCAAAAAGATGCTATTGCTGAAATAGAAAAAGAGTTAGAAATAGCTAGAAAAAATACTAGTCTGTCTGGTCAAAAAAGAGTACAAGACCTAGAAAAAAAATTGAAAGAAGAGCAGAAAAAACTAGAAAAATTGGTACAAGATAATCTTGATAAACAAGTAAATAATATGTTTGACAAAGAAAGCGAAAGATTGGAAAATGAAGCGGAAGAAACTGTTAAAAATCTTGAAGAAAAGTTTTCTGATACAAAGCTTGCAGAAATAGTAAAAGAAGTGTTGAACAGTGGAATTTTTACGGATATAGATGGCAATGTAAAAGATTTACAGGATACCATGATTGGGTTTATAAACAAATACCAAGATGGTTTAACTATTGCAGGTGATAAAATAAAAACTGAATGGCTAGACAAGTTGGATGAAGCTCTCGATAAAATGGAAAATTTAGCAGAAATAAATGAAAAATTAGGAGTAAAAGAATTTAACACAAATTTAAAATCTTTAGACTATAATTCACAAAGATATAGTCAACCAACTAGTCGTATGTTAAACAATAATACTACTAATAATAACCAGTTTATTTTTAATCCTAGTAAACCACTAGTTGTAGTGGAAAATGCTACAAAAGATTCTATACCAGACCTGCAAAGAATTATTGATAAGTCTATAAAAGAAGCAATAAATGACTTTGCAAAAGAAATTGTTAAATGAAGGAGATAAAAATTGTTTATTTCAGAAAAATTTATTTTAAATAAAAGAACTAGCGACTCAATGGGTGTAATTTTAATTACAGAATCAAATAATGATATATTTAATGATTATGGATTTATATACTCTGAAACAATAGAAAAAGTAAAAAGTTATAATGATAATCCAAGTTTTTTCAAAGGTGAAAAAGATACTAGCGAAATAGTATTAAAAATATGTTTGGTAGATGTAAATTATGTTCCTAAAAAATGGTCTGATTATGACATAGAAGAAATTTGCGCATGGATTAAAACAGATGATTTTGTAGAGTTTATCAGCGAAGATAATGTTGAACTGATTTATTATGTAAAAGCAACTAAAATAGCTAAAAAGTTCACGGATAATTTAGAAGGTTATCTTGAAGTTACATTTCAACCATTTACAAATTTTGCTTATAAATCAGATGTTAAAACAATTACAATAAAAGAAAATATTGAAAGAAAAATAATTATAAATAATAAAAGTAATGTAGAAGAGAATTATATGCCTATTGTTGAATTGACTAATTTAGGTGATGAATCTACCGTAAATATAATAAAAAATATTAGTATAGAAAATGAACAATTTGAGATTACTGGAATAGAAAAAAACGAGAAAGTTATAATAGATAATTTATATTGTACAGTAATTGATTCTAAAGGTAAAAATAGGTTTGAAAAATGCAATAGACACTGGTTGAGATTAAAAAAAGGAGAAAATGAATTAAAAATTGAGGGTAATTGTAAACTTACAATAAAGTCAAAATATCCTATTTTGACTTAATGAGGTGATACTTATTTTAAGAGAGAAAATTAATTTAAAAGAAATCAAAAAAGATTATAATATAACACTACATAGAGTTAATAAAAGTGTAATTGGACAAATACCAAGATATTGTTTAAATTCTCTGACTAGGAAAATCGATGGTATTGACGAGTTAGAATTTACAATACCAAAATATGTTTTTGATAGAGATACATTGAAAAGAACAATAAATATTATGTATGATATGACTAAAAACGAAAGATTTATATGTATTAACAATAAAGAATATTTTGTTATAAAAGAAATAAAAGAAGATAACTATAGAAGTAAAGTGGTCAAAGCATATTCAAGAGAAATTAAATTATCTAAGATAGATATAAACATAGAAAATGTAAATATACAACTATTTACATCAGATATAGAAAATAAAATAATTTCTATATCTGAATATATGAAAACTGAAACGGGTTGGCAATTAGGTCATGTAGATGAAGATATAGCATATGATGTATTAGAAGATGAAAGCAAACAAGAAAAAATTAGATGGCAAGAAAGTGTAAATACGAATTGGTATGACTTTATTACAAAAAATATAAAAGAGGAATTTAATTGTGTAATTGAGTTTGATACATTTAATAAACTGATTAATCTATATAATATAGATAGCTTTGGGGATGAAATAAAAATAACATTGACAGAAGATAATTATATAAAATCTATTGAAAGAACTTTAAATACAAATGATATAGTAACGAGGCTAAAACTCCAAGGAAACGAAGAAATGGACATAATAGATGCGACAGAAACAGGGTATCCTTACATTGAAAATTATTCTTATTTTATAGAAAATAAAGAAATGAGTCCAGAGTTGATGAAAGCAATAAATGTATATGAAAAAATTGTAAAAAAAAGAAAAGTACAGTGGAGAGAATTAGCAGATTTGAAAAGTAATAAAGCTAATGAATTAATAGATAAAAAAAATGAATTACAACTCGTTTATGCATTTATAGCAGGTTTACAAGGTGAAAAGAGAGCATATGAAGCATCAAAAGACGAAATTAATCTAGCTAGGATTATAGCAGAGATAACTAAAAAAAATGATGAAAAAGTAATATTAGAAGTTGATGTGAGAGATTTAGAAGAAGAAATTGAAAATCTAAGAAAAAGTATAGATAATATAAATTTACTTTGTAAACGTGAAACTGCGACGGATGAAAACGGAAAATTAATATTTAATGATGAATTATTAGAAGAGCTGAAAGAGTTTGTGTATTATGATACATATACTAATTCAGCTTTTATTAAAGTTGAAGATTTAATAAAAGCTGGTAAAAGAATTTTAGAATTAAAATGCAAAACAACAAGTGAATGGTCTATAGACATAATAAATTTTTTAGATAGAATTTTAGATAATGGCAGACAACATTGGAATGGAATATTAAGTCTTGGTGATGTAATAGAACTTTATAGCTATAAAGAGCAGATAAGAAAAATGATATATTTTGTAGGATATTCACAAAAATTTAATCCTAATAGTTTAACAATAGAATTATCAAATAAAAAATTGAAAAATGATGATATAAAAACTATCTCAGACTATTTAAAAATGGCAAAAGAGTCACTTCAAGTTTTAGAGTCTAAAAAATACTTATTGATACAACAGAAATACAATAAAATAAGAAAAAATAGGAATATCTAAAAAGAGAGGTGAAAACTATTGGCTATATTAGATAATAGCCCTACTTTTTCATATATTCGTGCAACTGGTATAATAGTACATTACTATGATGAAGTTTACAATGTTGCAGAAAAATATTCATGTATGAAATATATATATTGGAATAGAAAGAACCCTTATGAACTAGAAGATTCAGATATTTTATTTGATAATTCAGATGAAAAATTTCTTGTAATAACTAATACAAATGGTATGCATAATATAGTTCCACAAGTTGAAAATTCAAAATTCAGTATAAGCTTTGATGGGGATTCTATAAAGTCTATTGAGAAACACATATATGGATTATATGAAAAAGATGAGGAAAATGATAAAAGATTTGTTTCTATAGAAACAGATATAACAGGAGTAAAAACAACTATAGGAGATTTAAAAGAAGAAGATACAAAGATAAAAGAAAATATAACAAAATTAGAATTAAAATCTGACGAGATAGACGCTAGTGTTAAAAGTGTTAGAAAAGATTTTACAGATAATAAAGAAATAAATGAACTAAGAGAAAATATGAATAAAACTATCATAGAATTAAATGCAGCAATTGGTTTATATAGTTCTAAGATAACAGAATATTTCAAAGATGACAAAATAACTAATGAAGAAAAAACAGAAATAAATATTCAAAATACTATTATTGATGATAAGAAAAAAATATTATATATACAAATTGAAAAAGTAATTTTAATATGTGATAAAAATTTTGATGCAATTGGAAAATTAAATATAGATAATGCTAAAAATGCTTTAAATGAAGCTCATGAAAATTTAAAAACAGCAATAAATTCAGTCATAACAGATAGTGTTGCAACTCCTAGCGATAAGGTTTTAGTTATAAATACTTTTTCTAAATATAATATAAAAATAAATGAATTAAAAAATGTTCTGGACAATATAATTTTACTTGGAGCAGGTGGTAGTATATCAGAAGAATTAGCGAATTTTAATATGAGGTCTAATCAGATTACTATGAGTGTACAAGAAACAGAAAAAAATGTAAAATCTGAAATCAAAATATTGTCTGATGAAATAGCACTAAAGGTTAGTAAAGGGGAATTTAGTTCTTTAATAGAACAAAAATACGATAGTGTAAGAATAGCTTTTAATAAAATAAGCTCAGCTTCTGTTACCATAGACTATAGAGGATTAACCGTATTAAATGGTTCTATAGCGTGTGATTGCTTAACTACTCCAAGAGGACATGACCCTATTATTAGATTGTTTGAAGATAGTAGTGCAACTATATGTTTAGATGCACAAGAAAGTAATGGTTCTGTAAAAGGAAGTGCAGTAAGATTAAAATATAATGAAAATTATCTATTTATAAACCGACTTGGAGCAAACGTATTTGTTGATGGCGAGGTAAGATTACAGGTGAAACAAGATGATGCATTTGTAAAATGTGGAAATGCAAGATTTTGTTTTACTAATGACCCATATTCATTTTTTCCAGACCAAGGTCGGACTGATTTGGGACAAAGTTACAATACATGGAGAAATGTTTATTGCGATACTCTAAGATGTGATGATGTTAGAAGCACATCAGATAGTAAGTTCAAGGAAAATATTAATTATATAGACTCATCAAAAAAAAGATTTTTTTCAATGAATATAGAAACTCCTTTTTTGGAATTTTTAAAAAATGATTTAAGAATAGCTACATTTAATTATAAAAATTTTAGTGAAGAAGAGAATAATCAACAAGTTGGATTTATAGCAAATGATATAAAAAACACAAAAATTGGAAAAATGTTTATTTATGATTATGGAGATGAAGGATTAAAATTTAGTGTATCGGGTTATACAACTGTTGTAGTAGCAGCGTTAAAAGAAGAAGTATTAAAAAGAGAAGAATTAGAAAATAAAATAAAAGAATTAGAAATAAATATACAAGAATTACGAAGTAAAGGAGAATAAAAAATGGATGTAGATTTTAAAATTCTGTATGAGAATGTACAAGAAGAATTGAATAAGAGTATGTCTAATATGTTACTTTATAAGAGTATAGCAATGCAAAAAGATATAGAATTAAAAGATAAAAATAAAAAAATAAAAGAATTAGAAGAAAATATTATATCGCTTAAAAAACTATCTGAAAATAATGTAGAGGGTGTTGAACAATGCGAAACAGAGACTATGAAGTAAAACAATATTTTTTAGAAATAGATTTTTCAGAATATGAAAATAGAAAAAATGTAGTAAAAAAAATGATATACAGTGAAAATGATATTAATACAGCGTTTATTAATGCGCAACTAAAAAATAATGGTAGAATTATTAATTTAAGTAACTATGATGTTATAGCGAGTATTTGGAAGAGTACAGGTAATAAGGTAAATACACCATGCGATATAGTGAACGCAGAAAATGGGGAGATAGAAGTTCCGCTTACTCGAAAAGCTTTGAAAAATGCAGGTGTAAATCCATTTACAATTTCAATTGTGAATGGAGAACGCTCTTTGGAGTCTCCACGTTTCTATTATAGAGTTGAAGAAGCTATTGTTAGTGATGATGATATTGAAAATGCGGATGAATTTGGTGTTTTAGTATTATTAATTAGTCAAGTAAAAGAAGTTTTAAAAGACAATGATATCTTAGTTACTAGAGTTGAAAATTTAGAAAATTTAATAGAAGAGCAAGAGGAAATAAGAAGTACACAGGAGACAACTAGAGAAACTAATGAATTAATTAGAGAAACTAATGAGGAAGAAAGAAAAACAAATGAATTAACCAGACAAACTAATGAAACGACTAGAGAGTCTAATGAGGAAGAAAGAAAAACAAGTGAAACATCTAGAAAAGAAAGTGAAGATATAAGAAGTACACAGGAGACAACTAGAGAAGAGAATGAATTAATTAGACAATCTAATGAAGAAGAAAGAAAAACAAATGAATTAACCAGACAAACTAATGAAACGACTAGAGAGTCTAATGAGGAAGAAAGAAAAACAAGTGAAATAGCTAGAAAAGAAAATGAAGATATAAGAAGTACACAGGAGACAACTAGAGAAGAGAATGAATCAATTAGACAATCTAATGAAGAAGAAAGAAAGACAAATGAATTAGCCAGACAAACTAATGAAACGACTAGAGAGTCTAATGAGGAAGAAAGAAAAACAAGTGAAATAGCTAGAAAAGAAAATGAAGATATAAGAAGTACACAGGAGACAACTAGAGAAGAGAATGAATCAATTAGACAATCTAATGAAGAAGAAAGAAAGACAAATGAATTAACCAGACAAACTAATGAAACAACTAGAGAGTCTAATGAGGAAGAAAGAAAAACAAGTGAAATAGCTAGAGAACTAAATGAATCAACTAGGCAGACATCTATAATTAATATGCAGAAA